GTTGTAGACGTTACGGTGAACGGTTGGAACTGTGTTTGCTGAAGACCTTGCTGTGCAATTCCAAGTGCGCCTTGCTGTGCAGCTTCACCAATAGCTCCAAGCCTGTCGTAAGCACTTTTAACAGCAGCAGCGCCGCCAACACCTGAAGCAAGACCTCCAAGCAATCCTAGATTTTTAAAGAAATCAGAAATGCTTGCACCTTGCGTAAAGTCATTAAAAGCACCGCCTTGAGCCGTGTCTAATGCTTCTTGTTCCAACAAAAAATCAAGAAATTCATCAGCCATTAGTAAGTACCTCCGTCAATCGTTCCAGTAGACAGCGTACCTGTAAACGTCAAAGCAGGTATCGTCACAGTGCCAGTAAACGTAGGGCTGGCTGTGTCTGCTTTGGTAGCAATCGCTGTAGAAATGTTATCGAACTCTGTTTCAAACTCTGAGCCGCGAATGATCTTACCACTGTCTCCAGAAGGCAAGGAATCCTTAGCAGCAAAGTCGGTTGTCTTTGTATAATTGCTCATAGAACTTTACCTAATAGTGCTAATACGTTAATCTCTTGTAGAGACAAAGGAAAACCATTGATGTCTGATTCCAGACCAATAGTAATGACAGTGCCGTCTCCAGTTGTATTAACAACACGACGACTGGTGAGTTCACCGCCTGTAAACTCTGCGATGTTAAACTCAGATACGCCGTAGTAACCGGGATTCTGATTGCCTACGGTGTATTCTTGACTCTTATAATATGTTTCAAAGTCATAAGCCCACTTCAGAAAAACGGTTGCGCTGTTTGCACCTACCAGAGTCGGTCTGATTTTCTTTAGTATCTTTAGCCTAGACGGATCACCGAATGTCAATCCGGGACTGTAATACTTAAAACGGTACGCGCTGCCGTTGTCTGAATAGTTTGAGTATGTTCCAACACCGTCAGCGGTGCCTATGTACAGTGTGCCGTCGCTGTGCCTCGTGAAACATTTGTACGAACTAGAAGGCCATCTTGTTACTCTGTATGCTCCATTCTCAAGCGTACCGCGAAGATCAAAACAGTACACAGTTTGCTGATCGGGGAACGCAATAAGATAGAAATAGTTTTCTGGGCTGTATACAGAACACGTAGGCGCTGTTCGGTTTTGAATTAACGAAATCAAGTCTTGTTTAATGTTGCGGCTTAAGTCTGTCAGCGGCATTGACTTTTCTTGGATGGTTCTTCCAAAGCTGCGGAGACCTGAGTGAGACATAAACAGCACATCTGTACCGATATGTTGAACGCTGTTGCGACAAATGCAACCAACACCAGCAACCGTATCTGCTAACGACATAGAAGCAGGTGAATCAGCGTTTTGGTAGACAAGGATGCTGTGGTTACCGAATATGATTAACAAGTTGTTGTGTGCAGCCAGTGCGCGTACTTCGTCAAAACCATCAGGCCATGCTTTAGATACGTCAATAGATCCGCTTGAACCACCGCTAAAGTCAGTACCGTTAAGCAAGTCAGACCAATAGATAACATTAGCGTCAGTAGCGTTATCGACTACCCAGAGTCTTCCGTAAGCTGCGAGTGCTTCGTGACACTTCAAAGTTGATGCAGTAGCTGTACCGTTAGCTACAGTAAATGTACGAAGACCTGTAGCGTTGTCGTACACTAAAGGATCGTAACCGCGCTGGAAGAAGTACGCTTTGTCGTTAAAGTTTACAATCTTCCAGTTGTTATCTGTGATTGTGTAGGACGCTGGCGTTTCGTCAACAAGCGTCGTAGTGCCTGACAGTATTTTGTTATTGCCTGTGGTGAAGATAACATTGTTACCAGCACTGTCGTAAAAGTGATGCAGACGTTGAACGTAAGCAGAGCCTAGTTCAGTTTTGTCTGTTGTTATAACGTCATTTCCTTTACGCGCTGCAATTCGTCCACGCTTGTCAATGATGGCGTTGTCAGCAATCTCAGCAAATGACGGGTCTTGCGCTAGTGGAGAATCTTCAGTGTTGATTCCCTTAAACGCAGGAGCGACTAGATTGATACTCTGAAGTGGTTGAGCCATTACGGTGTGTACCAAATAGTTTCGTCAGGGTGCTTCTGAGCATCCAGAGCGATAGCATCAGACAAGTACTTATCTGCAATACCAAAGTATTCTGGAGCAGACGTACCACCAGTTTCTCCGCGTTCTCGTGCAAGCAACGCAATAGCTAAATGTATAACAGGCATTGACGGTATTAACAATGTATCTATATCTGCGCTGAGATCGTCGTTACGGAAGATGCAGTTAAAACGTATTGTATAAACGCCGTCAGGTTTTGGGTAAACATCTATCTGGGAGTCTCCAGATGAGTCAACTCCGTTGTACGTGTAATACTCTGGCGAGCCGCTAACGGGATCTTGGTTGAGATATTTATCGTCAAACCATGTAGCAGGACGGTACTCCATAAAAATATTATCAGTATCGTTGATAACGTTGAGCGCCTTAATTCTGTTCTGGCTTCCGGTAAGTACATAGTTAAAGATGTCAGCAGTAGTCGTAATAGTTAACGTAGTGCGAAGAGCAGACCAGTCCCATGCAGCTTCTACAATTTTTTTAGCGTCGTTAACAAAATCACCAACCATTTTACTGTACGTTGTGCTTTGAACAGAAGAAACTTCATCTTCACGCATACGCCTCAAGACGTTGTTTACTAAGTCTAAATATGTCATCGGCTTCTTCCTGTAAACATGCCTTTGTTAATAATGCTGTCAAGTGCAGACATGTAGTCTGTTTGTCGGTTTTGTATAATTGACTGTATCTGTGGTGCTTCGTAACTGATGCCTGCCATAAACGGAGTAAACGAAGGTGCAGATGCGGGTCTGGATGCCATCATCCCAGTGCCAACACCACCGCCATCTTTGTCTCCATTGCTCCCATCTGATTCACCGTCTTTGTCACCAGCAGTACCGTCTGTTTCACCGTCTTTGTCACCAGCAGTACCGTCTGTTTCACCGTCTTTAGTAACACTGCTAGGCCCAAAACCTAACTGCTGTTCTGGGTCATCAGTAGGTTCAAAGTCTTTAGCAAGTTTTTCAAAGGTGTTTAAGTCTTGCTCACCGTCTTTATCGCCAGCAGTACCGTCTGCTTCACCGTCTTTATCGCCAGCAGTACCGTCTGCTTCACCGTCTTTATCGCCAGCAGTACCGTCTGCTTCACCGTCTTTATCGCCAGCAGTACCGTCTGCTTCACCGTCTTTATCGCCAGCAGTACCGTCTGCTTCACCGTCAGGCTCAGGTTCCGGTTCAGGCTCTGCGTCTTTAGTAACACTAACAGGCCCAAAACCTAACTGCTGTTCTGGGTCATCAGTAGGTTCAAAGTCTTTAGCAAGTTTTTCAAATATTGTTTCGCCTTGATCTTCTTCTTCAGGCTCTGGCTCAGGTTCCGGTTCAGGTTCCGGTTCAGGTTCCGGCTTAGGCTCTTCGTCTTTGGTAACACTGCTAGGCCCAAAACCTAACTGCTGCTCTGGGTCATCAGTGGGTTCAAAGTCTTTTGCTATCTGTGCAAAAGAATCGTCTTCACCATCTTCTGTGGTGTCTTTATTAATATCTTCTTCTGGAGAAGGCTCACCATCAACTGGTTCTCCGTCTTTAATGTCAGCAGGACACGCCTTAAAAACACTACCCGTAGTTTTGTTGCGAACCATGTAACAACCGTCAGGAGTTGGCTCAAGAATTTCATAGTTAGCTGGATCGCCGTCAACAACAACACCAGATTCTTCTACATCTTTTTCTGATTGCTCGGCTGCTTCTTCTCTATCTTTCCAGTTTTGCTCTGATGCTTCAACATCCTTTTGAGCTTCTCCTTGAATATCTCCAGTAAAAACTCCTTGCTCTACAGCATCTTTTGCTTTTTGTTCAGCTTCTGCAAAATCTCCTTCATCTGTAGATGCAGATATATCTTTTTCAATTTCTTCTGCTTTTTCAAAGTACTCGTCTTCTGTTCCAATGTTTGGATCGTTAGGATTCCAGTCTTCATCATCTGGAACACCATCGCCGTCAGAATCTGTCGCTGTTTCTTCTTCAGTTTCTTCTTTGTTTGGGTCTTCTGGCGGTGTGTAAGTAATTTCTTCTTCAGGAACGGTAGCGTCTTTGTACGCCTCTTCAGATGTCATTCCACCTTGTGTATCTGGCTTACCTGAAAACACCCAGCGATCATACCAGTCTTGCATGCTCTGACTAGCATTGCCTGACTCTACCTGTTCAATAATGTAGTCTTTGTTTTTCTGCCAATCCGTTCTGTCGTCAGCAGGTGCAGTAACTTCAGTTTCTTCTGGGCCTAAATAACCATTAACAACAGTATTGTACCAGTCTACAGCCGCTGGATTGTCAGCTAAAAAATCTAATTCATAATTTTGAAGATCTTCTACTGTTGCTTCACCTGCTTCAATAGCGTTTATTATATCTAAAATTTCTTGAATTTCTTGTTGACGGTATACTCTGTCTATGTCATCAGACTCTTGTGATGTTTCTTCATAGACAATACCAAGAAGATTAGTAATAAACTCTATCCACTCTAACGTAGTGTCAAACTCACTTCTGTAAGTTGTGTTTTTTTCTCTGAACTCGTCTTGGTTCATTACCGCTCCCTCGCTACGCCTTTAGTCTTTTCAAACGAGCGCATAGCGCCTAAACCTAACATACCCATTAACACCGGCATCATCTCACTTAAGTCAAGAGCCACGATCTCAAGAGGATAACCAGCGACACCAGCAACAAAGTTCCCAAGAGGAACACAGATAAAATTAAATCCCATTCCTGTAGCGCATATCCACCCAACCGCTGGACGCCATCCAGAAACAAACATCGAAGACGATTTAGCTTCTTCCTTATTAACCTCAATCTGGGCCTTAGCCAGCTCGTGAGCGTGTCTTTCAGCCATTGTAGATATTTCATGCGCGAGTCTGTTCCTCTGGTCTGCATCTGGAATAAACTTATCCAGAAGACTTGCAATGGGTTGTACGAGAAGTTCGATCATCGTAAGAAATACACCAACGCTGACGCACCAGCAGATATAGCTACCCAGAAGAAACGCTCAACACCCGCTACAGTTTTGCTGTTAGACATAACAGAAGACTTCAAGTCGTCTACTTCTGTTTCCATAATGTCTAACCGATGCTCAAGACGATCTGCGCGTTTAGTTGACGCATAAATCTTTTCTTCTACACGAGCAATGCTTGTTACCGCCTCAGCCAGCTTGTCTAGCTTAGACTCAATACGTTCTAACCGCTGTTCGTCCATACTAGTCACACGCTACAGTTACAACCACACCGTCAACCGTAGTGCTGCATACAGTCGTAGTGTTAGTAGTGGTTTCAGTTACAGAAGTGTTCGTTAGTGGGTTTTCAATAAAGTTGTTGATAGTGGTGTTGTACTGCTGCATAAGTGCCTCAATCAACTCATTGTCGCTTTGCTCTAGGGTAACAATAGCGTTCATGCCTGTGTTAGAAACATCGACAACACCGTTAATACCTGCGTTACCCATGTCAACAATACCAGCCATGCCAGCGTTGCTAATGGATACAGCGCTGTTCAGGCCCGCGTTAGAAACGTCAACTAACCCGTCCATGCCTGATGTGCCTAGCGTAACCATGCCGTTGATGAACGGAGTGTAGTCTACGTTGCTCGCCACAGCACCCGTAGTTTCGTTCATGCCTACAAACGATCCGTACAGCGCCTGTTGTGTGGTAGCGTCTGCTGTGATACGGGCTAGGTCTACGTCTGCGTTGTACTTAGCCATCGTCTTTGCAGAGTCTGCCTGCATCCACATCATACCCAGTGAAGACACAGGCGCAGCAAGGATAGAAGCCCACTGAATAGCCTGAGACTGTTGCGGAATAGGCGTAACGCTAGGTGTCTGAGTCAACGCCAGAGCCATCACAGCCGCTGATGCAGCCTGTCCGTCACCAGCAGAAGCAATCTTTGACAGTGCCTCAAACTTAGCCTGAGATGCTGCTGCGTTAGCCTGTGCAGCTTTTTCTACAGCTTCGTAGTACTGACTCGTTGTGCTTGAGCATCCAACCAGTGTTACGAACAACGCTACTAAAAACAGTCTCATGTTATGCTCCTTTAAATAGCCGCGATGATAAACGCGAGTAGCTCTGAGTAACGTACACCCATGCGGCTACGCTCTTCACCAGTTTCTTCGTCTGTCCAAGTGCTGTGTATGAACATACCGTAGTCACCTGCGTCTAAGCCTTCAGCCTCAAACGCCGCCTGTAGGTCTTGTGCGATGATGCCAAAGTGAACACGAGCGTCATCACCTTTTTCTTCAACAGCAGACTTCCAGCGGAACTTACGCAAGAGTCCTTTAGCCGCTACAGCAACACGTTGCTCTGCTTCAGACAGGGCTTCAATGTCTTGCTTTTCGTTAAGGTCAGAAGTTTGGATAGTTCCGTTGGTGGCGTAGATGTCGTCAAATCTTGAAGCCAAAAGCCCCAAATCAATTACATTATCCTGATTGGCTCCTGTAGCCGTGCTTGGTCTAAAAGAGTTGTTTTGTAAAGCTAATCCATCGCCGTTATTGTTAGCGATATATAGGTAACCTGAATAAGCACCAATACTCCCCACAGTAGTGCCGTCTTTGCGGAACCTTAGTATCTCACCATCGGAGTTTAAACGCTTTAGGGTGGCGGCAACATCGCCATCAACAACAACTTCAAGCAAACCAGAATTGTATAACCCCACTCCAGTAACAGAGCCAGATGTTGTATCTTTACCAACCAGCAAGTTGCCGCTGGAGTCTATGCGCATACGTTCTGCACTAAGCGTTTTGAACTGCATTGAATCGTCATTGTGGTCATATACAAGCTGACCGCGAGCCGTGTTGCTGGTATCGCTGAAGTCAATAGCACCTAAATTAGTATCAGCACCAGATCGTATGTCTACACGAACATCGCCTGAGTCCTTAACCATCAAGCGCCTAGAACCAGAAACAGGACTGCCGCCGATACCAACATTCTGACTAGAATCAATCGTAATCGCAGTGCTTGTGGCGTTATCGTCGATGCCTGTGGATGTAAACGTGGTGAAGGTTCCCGCAGCAGCAGATGCTCCACCGATAACAGTGCCGTCGATAGTTCCTGCGTTGATGTCAATGGTGCTAGGTGAAGTACCAACCTCGATCACCGTACCACCTGAGTCTTCTGTGTAGAGTCTCTTGTTAGTTAAATCTACAGCAAGTTCACCCTGCACCAAATCACTGGCTAGAGGCGCTCCTGATCCATTTTTAGTAACAATCGTAGTCATTAATAAGTACCTCCGTCTATACTAGACAGTGTTGTTGCAATAGAAGTTGTACCAGAGCCAGTGATTGCTCCAGTCAGTGTAATCGTTTCGTTACCTGTAATGTAACCTACAGTGCTGTGATCTCCCCAGCCGTAAGCGGTGTTCCACTGTCCTACTTTAGGGTCAGTAATGACGTTAACACCCATGTCGATGTTGTTACCGTTAGCATCTAACGTACCGCCTAGCTGTGGCGTAGTGTCACCAATAAGGTCAGGGTTTACTGTTTGCCAACCAGAGCCATCATAGATACGAGTGGTGTTGTCGCCTGTGTTGAAGTACCAGTCACCAGCAGTAACTGCGTTGCCGTTTAGGTCAACAGTCGGGTTAGACGCTTGTGCACCTAAAAAGAAACCGTCGATAGCCTCTTGTGCTGCCTCTGCAGCCGTCTGTGCAGCCTCTGCAGCCGTTTGAGCCGTAGCCGCACTAGAGGCTGAGGTAGCTGCGTTCGTTGCTGAGGTAGACGCTGAGGACGCGCTAGAGGCAGCATTAGTTTCTGAGGTTGATGCGTTGGACGCAGAGGTTGCTGCGTTGGTTTCGCTAGTGCTAGCCGCAGACGCTGATGCCGCTGCGTTAGTCTCGGATGCTCCTGCGTTAGTCTCAGACGTAGCCGCTGCTGTTGCTGATGACGCTGCTGCTGTAGCACTAGACGCTGCGTTGGTCTCAGATGTGCTCGCATTAGATGCACTGGTTGCTGCGTTGGTTTCTGACGTTCCAGCGTTAGTTGCTGCTGTAGACGCTGTAGTCGCACTAGAGGCTGCTGCTGTTGCGCTAGTTGACGCATTAGACGCAGACGTTGCTGCGTTAGTC